GACCAGCAGAATAAGTATAAATACGCTGATTAAACGTAATTCCTGGATCAATACTATCACGGAACTCGACATTCCAAGTATCTCCAACAGCAACATCTTCGGGGGGAGCATCCCACTTGGGATTAAGTTTGTTTGAACGAATCAAAATCATTTTAACTAAAGCACGCCAAAATGACTTCTTCACCATTGAGGTGGGGCAGGTAGCATGACCCATATAATAAGCATCATCTGCCGAAACAACACCACCAAACTCAGAGCAAACTTGGACACCATATTTCATAATCTTACTCAACGGCGTAACAGGTTTGTTGCGAGATCCCACACTAGCGGAATGACCGGAAACAGGAATATTACGAGTCTTCGTAGAACCACTACGACCTGTCTTAGCTTTCTTAGCACTCTTTCCCTTCGGGGTCTTGGGGGGGGTTCGAGAACGCGGACGAGAAGGTCCAGAATCAATTTGCATTCTTCGACCACGCGAAGTAGACCTCTCACGAGAACCGGCCATAACAGAATCTTTTTGAGGAAGAGAAGATTTCCTAAAATAACCTTGTATACCAACTGCAGCCGCTGCTACGCTTCTTTTAAATCCCTTTCCCCAATTCTGTTTGTAAAATTTGTAATCAGCTTTCTTCAAATTTGCTTTGAGAGCATATGCTCTATCATGTTCCATTGCAGTACGGTCAAATTCATCAATAGGTTTCACTCTAGACTTCGCTACACTATTTCGAAACTTACCACCTGACCATCCTGGACCAACATAATTTCCGTGATATTTCCAATATCTAAGTCTACGATAAGTAGGGGCCATCTTTTAGGGGAAAAGAAGGAACATTAAAATATATATATTTAAATTTAGGGTGAGCCATGGGCCGCCTTGCTGTAAGTAATACTAGGCGGCTCACTCTCTGCCCTACCCGGTTTTCCCTAGCCCTAACAATTGTTATGGCATACATGGGGGGGTGGGAGGACCCCCCCAAGACCCCTCCTCATCAGCCCCCCAAGGACCTTCGGACCGGGCGAGCCGGACTTTTTATAACTGTCAAGTATCCAGTGGGCTGACACCATAGGTGTTGTGCAGTAGCCGTACAAATAAACCGCGTTGTTTGTTGTTTTCGGTTACACGCGACTTGCTTTCGGTTAAAGAAGTGGCTTGCGTAAATTAGATATGTGGAATCCGGTGGCTTGTCAACGCCACATGGATTACACCTTGTTTGTGGCGTATTCCACCAGGGTATAAATAGGGCGAGCAAATGAGCCGTCTTAACACTTGTGAATGCCAACTGTTACTGCTCAAGCCCGCTACTGGTTATTAACTATTCCGCACAATGCCTTTACTCCGTACCTCCCCCCCAACGTCGCCTATATCAAGGGCCAACTGGAATCCGGTTCCGAGACGGGTTACACCCATTGGCAGGTCTTGGTTATTCTCAAACGCAAGCTTAGACTTGGTGGACTCAAGGAATTATTCGGAACCACCGTCCACGCCGAGCCCAGTCGATCTGACGCTGCCAACGACTATGTCTGGAAGGAGGAGACTCGAATCGCCGGAACCCAATTTGAACTGGGTGCTGCCCCCCTCAGTCGAGGTCGTACTGAAGATTGGGTGGCCATCAAGGAGCACGCAAAACGTGGACGGCTGGATGATATCCCGGGAGACATCTTTGTTCGAAATTACGGGAACCTCAAAAGAATCGCTACGGACTATTGCGAACCGGTTGCTATCGAACGAACAGTATACGTGTTCTGGGGACCAACTGGTGTCGGCAAGTCTCGAAGGGCCTGGGCAGAAGCCGGTCTTAACGCGTATCCTAAAGATCCACGCTCGAAGTTTTGGGACGGGTACCGAGGTCAGGAACATGTTGTTATCGATGAGTTCCGTGGAGATATTGACGTGGGACATGTGTTACGATGGTTCGATCGATACCCTGTTATTGTTGAAGTTAAAGGTTCGTCCGTGGTGCTAAAAGCCACAACAATCTGGATCACTTCAAATCTATCTCCAGATCAATGGTACCCACTTTTGGATGATATGACACGCGCTGCACTTATGCGACGCTTACATATTGTTGAATGCCCCCTTAATTTGTTTTAATAAAACGATTTATTCAAAGATTTGATTCGAACAACTGAGTTGTCAACAAAGTCTCACGAGTAGTTAACCTACACGCAAATTTGAGATCATGCTCATAAGCAATCCTAATCTTGTTTTGTTCAGAAGAAGCAACAGAATTAATCATCTTCTCCATTCCATATAATTTAAATAATCCAAGATATTTCATCTTATAATACGTAGGAACAGAATCAGCCGAAGCATCCCAAACCATAGAAATCAAAGTCTGCAAAGGGATTTTCTTCTGATAGTGCAAAGTAGATGTTTGAATTTCTCCTGCAGCAATAGAAACCTTACCAGTTTTCTGAACTTGATCAAACAATTTAGCTGATGGCGGTTCCTTTAACTCTGTTGCAAGACCTTCCTTCAGAATAATACCTGAATCCGGTTCAGCAACAAAGGGAACAGATATATCGTCAACACACCACCTAGTACCAGTACCTTTACCTTCATACGACTTACCTATCAATGGAACGTTGTTGACATCATCAAGTTCATTATCGGTAGTAATAGTAACTGATTGGTTTTGAAACTTCAACTTGCTCAAAGCATCGATCTCAACTTCACACTTATTCATTGAAATAACCAATCCACCAACATGAGCACCATTTGGACGGTAAAAGACTCGATGGATAGAAAATTGGGAACCTTTCGCAACGAAGAAAGCATGAAAATATTGAGCAATATCTTCTTGAGTTTGACCAGCAGAATAAGTATAAATACGCTGATTAAACGTAATTCCTGGATCAATACTATCACGGAACTCGACATTCCAAGTATCTCCAACAGCAACATCTTCGGGGGGAGCATCCCACTTGGG